GCTCCTAGCCAAGCCGTTCGCCCAACTGGAGCATCGCGAGTGAACTACTACCGCCGCTACGTCGGTGACTACATTCGAGACACCGCGCGCCTTTCGATGATTGAGCATGGGGCCTACAACCTGATGCTCGATTACTACTACGCCGACGAGCGCCCCCTGCCGCTGGATCACGAAGAGGTTTACCGGATGATCCGCGCCCTCAAACCGGAGGAGCGCAAGGCCGTCGACCGGGTGCTCGATCTGTATTTCGAGAGCCGAGCGGACGGCTACCACAACGCCCGGGGCGATGATGAGATAAGCCGAGCGGCCCCGTTCATCGAAGCGGCCCGAGAAAATGGGAAAAGGGGAGGGCGGCGCAAGAACCCACCGGATAACCCAGTGGGTCCAGAAGCAGACAACCCATCGGGTTCGCGGAATGGAACCCATGCAGAACCCAATGGGATATCCACTGGGCAAGCAACGCGCGCGGGCGATCCATCCTCCAACCACCAACCACCACTACCAACCCCCACCCACCAGCCTCCAACCCCCACCCAAGATCAACCCCTCTCGCCCGGGGCTTCGCCCGCGGTCGCCCGGAAAAGGCGCGGCAACAGCCAGGACGAAAACCCGAAAACCGCGAGCACCTGGGACGCCTACAGCGAGGCCTACCAGCAAAGGTACGGGCAGACTCCGGTGCGAAACGCCACGGTGAACGCGCAGCTCGCTCAGGTGGTGAAGCGCCTCGGCGTCGACGAGGCCCCAAAGGTGGCCGCGTTCTACGTCACGAGCAGCCGGGGGCTATACGCCTCCGCGAAGCACGCGGTCAACTTGCTCCTCCGGGACTGCGAAGGGCTGCGCACTGAATGGGCAAATGGCCGAGCAGGCACAGACACCGAGGCAAGGCAAGCAGACCGAACAGCTGCGACGGTCGGCGTATTCGAAAAACTCATCGCCGAGACGGGAACGTGAAGCCCCCAAGCCCGATGCTCGCCATCCTCGCGCAAGTCGCCTGCATGCAGCTCGAGCCGAGCGTCAAAACCCCGAAGGTTGAGCGCGGCCTTAAGGACGGCAGCGTCTCGAGCGCGGTGCTGGAGTGCGTCAACGGCGCCGAGCGCCCGCTCACCATGCGCGAGGTCGCGCAGCTCACGAAGCTGCAACCGATCGCCGTTGCGATCGCGCTCAACTGGCTCGTGAAGCGCGAGGACATCGTGCGCACGCACGCCTCGCCGCCCTACGGATATCGCAGCAAGAAACCGACAACCAATTTCCGCGTCGCAAGGCGCATAACCCAAGGAGCATGACGATGGACGCAGCAATGGAAAGCGGCAAGGCAGTCAAGGGGCGCAAGGACCAGGGGCAGGAGGCCGTCATCAAGCCCGATGTGCTCGATGCGAAATTGAAGGAACTTGTCCACCTGCACAACAAGAAAACCGAAGCGAGCGATGCCTTCAACGATGCCGTCAAACGCGTTGCCGAGAAGTCCGGGCTCCTCGCCTCGGTCGTCGCAAAGGTGGTAGCCGCAAGCGCAACGGACAAGTTCGAGGACGAGAAGAAAAAAGCGCAGCAGCTCTCCCTCGCCTTCGAAGAGTGCACCGCATAGTATTCCGGGCGTATTCCTGTGGGACTCAAAGCGCGAATCCTGCGCTGCGTGGCACCGTTGCCTGACGGACCAGGCCCCGCGACGAAAGCTGTGTTGCGGGGTTTGTGCCGAGTGTCTTCGCAGCGGGTCAAGTTCGACCAGATCCTGCGCGCGATGATCGAGGCCGGCGAGCTCGTGATCTATGGCGAGCGGAAAGGTGCCCGTTACGGTCTGCCGCGAAAGAGGAAGCCGCGGGCGTGAGCGGCCTTCCGTTTCGCGTACTGGTCAGCGAGGAATCGCAGCAGTCTGCCGGGGATCAAGCTGTGCGCTGCATCAGTTGCGTTTGCGCGAGCGATGCCGGTCATGATCCCTGGCGCGCATGGTGCCTCGCGCGTCGCATCCTGGTGAGCAACACGTTCCCGAAATTGTGTCCGGAGTATCGCAGATCGTGAAGCTCATCCTCCCGTACCCGATCAGCGCGAATCTCTACTGGCGCACCGTCGTGGCAAAAGGCGCGCAGTTCGCGAACACCTACGTGAGCCCGGATGCGGTTCGCTACAAGCGCCAGGTCAAGATCGCCGCTTACGACCAGGGCATGCGCGAGCCGATAAAAGGGCGCGTGTCCGTTGCCGTGGAGTTGTACCCGCACCGGCCAGTCGATTGGCAAAAGCGCGCGCGCGCCTCTCCGATGGATTGGGACGACGACGTGCGCTGCATCGACCTGGACAACGCGCTGAAGGTGTTGCTCGATGCCCTGCGCAAGATCGCATACACCGACGACGCCTGGGTGCGAAGGATCGCGGCCGAGCGCATGGAACCGGATCACGAGGGCGAGCGGGTTATCGTGACGGTTGAGCCGATCGTGCGCGTAAGCCCGCAGCCGCCGCTCTTCCTTTCGGCGGGCGATGGATCGGGTGGCACGCGCCCGGAGAATCTGCATTGACGCCCGCTGAGATCGCGGAGTTGCGGTATCTGATTTTGCAGGCAGGCGGCATGCGGCTCGCGACTGTGGTCAAGGTTTCCTGCTACGGCAAGCAGAGCTTCGCCGACCAGGCGCAGGCGAAGCAGGGGATAAGACACCAGAGGATGGAGTCCTACAAGTGCGTGCACTGCGGCCAGTGGCACGTGGGCACGGTAAGACCGAAAGCTGCCAGGGGCAGAGATCAGGCGCGCTTGAGGCGCGAACTGAGGACGGAGTGACGAGGAAAAAGAAATCCAAGGGTGGGCGGCCGAGAGTCGTGATCGATGTAGAGCAGCTTGAGCAGCTGGCGGCGATCAATTGCTCGCTGGCGGAAATGGCCGCGGTGATGAAGTGCGACCAGCGCACCTTGACGCGACGTTTTGCCCAAGCCATAGAAAAAGGGAAGCTGCGGGGCACATCATCACTGAAGAAGGCGCAGTTTTCCTTAGCCGTCAACGGCAAGAACGCCACGATGCAAATCTGGCTCGGCAAGCAACTCCTCGGGCAGCGCGACCAACGCGATGCGCCGGTCGGTGATCCTCAATCGCTTGCGCGCGGCGTGCGCGAGATGGTCGGGGCTTTATTCGCAGTTCAACAATGACGGAGGATGAAATGGGTACGGCACTGGAAAAGCGCAGGGCACGGGATGCAGCTCGCAAGGCAGCGGAGATCGAGGCGCGGCATCAGGATCAGCTTGGGGAGGCGAGGAGTGTCGCGCGGGCGGCCGGCGCCACCGAGGGTCGCCAGCATGGTGCCACGGTCATCAAGCAGGCAGTGCTCGAGCACGCCGGGCGCTTGTTCAAGGAAGGAAAGGACGACGAGGCGCGGGCTGTGCGTGCGGTGCACAGGTTGCTGCCAGCAGTCCTCTGATGCGCGACTGGACGATCGAGATCGAACGCTGCCACGTATTCGGCAGCGAGACGGTTTGGCGTGTCGAAATGAACTTCGGCAAGTCGGATGCGGCGTGGTCAATCCACGGCTGGTTTCTCGTCGCGCTCGTCCGGTGCTGGCGGCGATCTCGGGTGAAAAGAAAAGAGGTGTCGGCCAGGCGCGCCGGGTCGAAGCTGCGCGTCGTGTGGAGGAAGCCGTGACCGAGGCCACCTAGAGCGAGTTGCGAAGGTGCAGCACCGCTTTCGGTTTGTGGATGGGATCAAATGCGAGCGGCGCAGCAAGCGATGCGATCAACTCGGCAGGAGGCAACATCTTTGCATGCGCCATACCGTGATGATTCGGACAGAGCGTAATCAGGTTTTCGATAGCGTGCTCCCCGCCGAGCTTGCGAGGTTTGATGTGGTGAACATGGACGAAATGCTCGAAGCCGCAGATTCTGCATCGGTTGCCGTCACGTTCTTTCGCCGCTTTTCGGCGATTACTGAAGCTGGCACCCGGCGCGCGCTTGCGAGTGGCTCCGATGATCTTGCGTCGGCGCCCCTCGCGTCCGCACGCCATCGAGCAATAAACCTGATGGTTCTTGAGACGCGCGGGCTGGCAAGTGAACTCCTTTCCGCAGATTGCGCAAGCGAGGACCAGGCGCTTGTAGTGAGGATTGCTCGCGCCAGTGTGCGCCCTGCGATAGTCGTCGCGGCAAGCGTTAGAGCAAAAGCGCCTCTTCGCTGCTGTCCCCGGCGTCATCGCTCGCGTGATCCGGCAGTGTTCGCATGTTACAGAAACGCGCGGCACTCTATGGTTGCCCCGGGCATTGTGGCCGCTGATGAATCTCGCAATTCTGTTTCGGCGCGCATCGATCGTTGCGGCGCCGCCGCACCCGCAAGCGCAAAGGTTTGTCATGGTCGATTCTGGAGACATTAGAGTTCAAGGCGTGAAGTTGAAAGTAGATTATAGGTCAGTGGATACGCTTGTTCCATATAAACGGAATGCGAAAAGTCATTCTGCTGAACAAATCCAGAAGATCGCCAACCTCATCAAGGAAGTCGGATGGACCAAACCGATCGTCATCGACGAAAAGGACACGATCCTCGCGGGGCACGGCGCGGTTCTCGCCGCAAAGCTCCTCGGCATGGCGCGCGTTCCATGTGTCGTAAAGGCCGGGTTGTCGCCAGCTCAGAAGCGGGCCTACATCCTCGGAGACAACCGCGTCGCTGAGGACAGCACGTGGAACATCGGGACGCTGGAGGAGGAACTCGCTGCGTTGAAAGCGGTCGGCTTTGACCTTTCGCTCACCGGTTTCGATGAGGATGAACTCGGCGGCCGAGCGCCCGGCCAGGCCTCGGGCGTTACTGAGATCGAAACGAGCGAGCTGCATGATCGCTTCTGGATCTCGATCCGCGGGCCGCTCAAGAGCCAGGCGAAAGCGCTGCAGGCGTTGCGCAAGGCGACCGTCGGCATCGAGGGCGTGCAGGTGGAGCTCGGGACCACCGATGGGATTTTCTGAAGCGATCATCACACTCGCCGCGGTCTGGATCGCCTGGGCGGTGTTCAACATCTCCCTGGTCTTGATGACCGAGCGCCGTGCAAAGCTGGCCGGCGTAGGCGCCTACGTCGTCGGCATATGGCGGCCACGAATCGTCGTGATGCCGGAAGTAAGGGACGCGCTATCAGCGCGCGAGAATATCGCGGTGTGGATGCATGAGTACGGGCACTTGCACCATCGGCACATTCAGAAAAATCTCGTCATCGCAATCCTCTTGCCGTTCTATCGCTCTCGAGCGCGGGTAACTCGGCAGGAGCTGGAAGCAGACGGATATGTGCGCGAGGCGGGCCTCGGACCCGAGCTTGCGTCGGCGCTGCGCAAACTATCCAGCCACCCGTTCGATCTCCTACGGGCGCAGCTGCTCGATCGCGGATGAAAACGCGGATCGGCGCGCGCCTGGCGAACGTCGCCAAGGTGGACAACCACGACGCATCCCTGGCCGACAAGATCGACATCCGAAGGCGGGTCATGGAAGCCGTAGGAGGGCGTGTATTCGACGGGTACGCCGGCGCCGGGGTGATGTGGGGTGCCGTTTGGTCAAAGGCCCCGGGAGGGTATGAGGGGTGCGACGAGCGCTACTTTCCGGATGAGCGGGAGTGCTTCGTTTGCGATTGTGTTCGCCTCATGCGGAATATCGATCTCGCGCCGTTCTCGATCTTCGACTTCGATTCGTATGGCTCGCCCTGGGATAACGTGGTCGTGCTCGCTGCGAGGCGAAAGGTCCGCAAGGGCGAGCGGGTCGGCGTCGTGCTCACCGAGGGGTCGGGCCTGAAGTTGAAATTCGGGGCGCTGCCGAACTCCCTCGCGGCGCTCGCCGGCATGACGGCCAGGCTGTCGGGAGTGAGCCGAGGCGGGAAAGAGATCGCCGCGCGCGCGATCAACGCGATGGCGAGGAGAATGAACTGCCGGATTGAAAAGACCTGGCGCGCCGAGCGCGCGCAGGGGAGCGCGATGCTGTATTACGGGGTGGTTTTGGTCGGCCAGTAGTAGGACACGAGGATGGCCGGCCATAGCTCAAGGACTGCGGCGCGGATAAAATCATTGGGTGCTTCCAGGTACCAGCGATGCAGATCGCCGCGCTTGTCGATCGAGACGAGAACCGCGGCGCCGATGATCGCATTGGCGACAAACCCGAGATACCCGATACAAAGCCAGGTGATTGCGTCCATCAGTTGTGCTGCGGCACGCGCTTGGGGTTGTGGTAGCCCGCCGGCAGGTAGCGCTGCAGGTCCTCTTTGATGTAGTGCTTCACGTCGAGCTGCTGGCATAGCTCGATCATGCGCAGGGTGTAGTCGCGCCAGTCCGTGGTTTTCGTCATCGGCAGGTAGTTGACCCGGCCGATCTTGAAGAGGTCGATGAAACTGTGCGTCTCGCGCACAATTTGCAGGCTAGCCTCGACGTTGAGCGTGGGCTCGAGGCTGACCCAGGTGAATATCCCTCGATCATGAAATGTCCGAAGCGTCGCTATGCGGTCTGATGGTAGTTGCGCGCCTCGCTCCCACTTGGACGAGAACCGATCATCCAGGCTCGTGAGGGTGGACGCGAAGGCGTCGCGATCGCGCCGGAAGAGGTCGATATCGTCCAGGGCCCGGCTGCCGCCTTTCGTGAGCGTGCAGATGCCCATCCCGTAGCGTTGCAGGATATCGAGGGCCGGCCGGGTGAGCGAGCGGTCGAACGGATTGTAAACGTCCGTGGTGAAACTGAGCATCACCTGAGTCGTGATGCCGGCGGCCTGGTACTTCTTCGCGTCTTTCTCCAGATGCTTGAGGAAATCCGGGCGCGGCACGGCGCCAGCATCGAACTCGGTGCGCGGCATCCGGAGCACGTTCGGGACGTAGCAGTACACG